ACCGACACAAACTACGTGCGAGCAGTCAAGAGGGTGAAGATATGAAATATTTATTAATAGCGATGCTGCTAACAGGTTGCGATGCGCAGCCGCTTATTGTAGCTTCTCCAGAGTATAAAATTGATAACTTGAAGTTTTACAAGGGAAAGCATGACATTTGCTATGCTATGTATGGAGCTGGCGGTGGCACAGTTATGACGAGTGTTCCTTGTGAGAAGGTGGGGTTATGAGTAGCCCTGAAAGAGAGCTCCTGCAAGAATGCTATTTTTTTATCGACAACAAAGTTACTGTCTCTAGTAAAAGGCTATTAGATCGAATAGACAAACTACTCGCCCAACCTGAGCAAGAGCCTGTGGCTTGGATGTATGAAGAAGCAACAAGCTTTAATAAAGATGGATATTTTTCGGAATGGCTGCCTTGTTTTTATTTAGAAAAAGCTGATGAAGATAAGAGTCTAAGAAACGAGACACCACTTTACGCATCACCACAAAAACGTGAGCCGCCACAAACAGCGCGTGAAATGTATCAGCGTGGTTATGCAGCGGCAGAGCGTGACTTAAAGCGTAAGCCTTTGAGTGCTGAAGAAATAAAGCAAACAACGCAAGGTATGAGCGAATTTGGTGCTGATATGTTTAAAGCAGGGGTTGTAGCAGCGGAAAAAGCACCCGGCATTGGAAAGAGTAACGAGCGGTGAATTTTACGTAGAAATAATGGGCTGTTTATTAATAACAGCTTTTACTGGGTTAGTTGTTACATGCGCTGTCTGGTTTGCCAGCTTTGTCTATGATGATATTGTAGAAAAACGCAAGTGGAGAAAAAGAAATGAAACTATATGAGCTAGGCAATGACAAACGATTTACTTTAGTAGATGATGATTCAGGCACAGTATTCCTATTAGACCATATAGATGGTGCGTATTCTGTATGCTTCATAGGCAATGCGATTGTACACATATCAGCTAACGCTGAAATAGAAGAGGTGGAGTGATGAGATTAGATGAGATGGCGATTGCCTTTGTAGGGTTCTCGGTGGGTGTGATGGCGCTAGCGTTTTCAGCTCTTTTGGTAGTAAATATATGGGTAATGCAATGAAAAAGTATGTAGTAAATGTATGCCAGCAAAGGAGTGCTTATGAAGGCTTATTACAATGAGTTTGATCCACATGCTGCGGCTTGGTTAAGACAACTCATTGCTAATGGGTTGATTATGGATGGGGTAGTAGACGACCGTTCTATCATTGAAGTAGAGCCAGAAGATCTAAAAGGATTTACCAGACATCATTTCTTTGCAGGTATAGGTGGATGGGAATTGGCTTTGCAATTAGCCAATTGGCCTATTGATCGTCCTGTATGCACAGCATCATTACCATGCCAGCCATTTAGTGTAGCTGGCGCACAAAAAGGAAAAGAAGATGAACGACATTTGTTACCGCACTTTATCGACCTCGTTAAGCAATGCAATTTCCAAACAATTTTTGGAGAACAAGTACCAGGCGCAATCAAACACGGCTGGCTCGATGATTTATGCCTTGAAATGGAGCGAGAAAAGTACGCCGTTGGGCGGATTGTACTCACAGCAGCAGGCGAGGGTGCGCCCCATATCCGACAAAGATTGTACTGGGTGGCCGACAGCATCGACAAGGGATCAGATACCGTTAAGCGGATGGGCGACTCCAAACACGATGGACAATTTGCCAGCCCGCAGTCAACAAGCGATGCAACATCAGTTCGACACAGCAAGACCTGGACGAACAGCACCAGCGAATCTGAGGGAGCAAGTACATCCAGAGTTATATCCGAATGGACCGACCCAGACTGGCTATATTGCCGAGACAAAAAGTACCGGCCAATTAAACCCAGCATTGAGCCGTTGGCTAATGGGCTTCCCAAAGGAATGGGATATAGCAGCGATACAAGCGAGCCGATTGATGTCAACAACATGCAAGAAGCGCGAGTCATGAGGCTTAAAGGTTATGGTAATGCAATTGTTCCACAGGTTGCAGCATCATTTATTAAAGCATTTTTGGAGATTTAATATGAAAAAGTACACAGCGATAATTAATTTTAAGATTGAGATAGAAGCAGAAGATCAGGACGTGGCAGAATATATAGCATCAACGGCTCTACCTAAGACGTATTACTTTAGGTGTGATACAGGTAACGGGAAATATTTGAGAGGATTACCCCCTGTGGTCTTTGCAAATGAAGCCGAAAAAGAAGGTAAACCAGAAGGATACTGGAGGAATAGATAAGCGAGTAAAGGTGTGGTAAGATAAACAACTGTTATCAAAGATAAGAGGTTTTAAATGTTGTCAGCAGATAAATGCTACGAATTATGGTACTCAAAAAAGGACTTAGTGGAAACTATACGCCTGATCTATGAGACAGGGTTTAACGCAGGGCAAAAAAAGGTTAAAAAGAATGGCAAACAAAACGTCAAACAAAAATCGCAAGAAACCGAAGAGCAACCCTTTTAAAGCAAGTGAACAGTATGGCAGATGATGTAGACAAAGCTAATGCCCAAGCGCAGTTAATACTTGAAGTTCAAATAAAGCTAAACAAAAAGGACATTGATCCCTTTCAAAATGAGTCGGGTCAATGCTGGGAGTGCGATACCCCTGTTGCAGATAATCGCAGATGGTGTTCAACAGAATGTAGAGATGCGAGTGAGTTATGAAACAGAAAAGAGAAATAGACGGCTACTTTGATACCCATGCAAAAATTGTATGGGTGCTTGCAATATCATTGTTTATTTACGGGTACGCTAAATGGGGTTCTTGCTTCTAAAGGTCTAGTATGAATTGGGCAGACTTTGTTTTCCCCCCCATAAATCTCTGGAATTACCCTAAACAAAATGAGGATTATAAAATGAGCGATTTAGAAGATATAAATTTAAGTAGTCCCCACGAAACAGTGGTTAAGCCTGTGTGGAAAATAAAAGAATCACCTGCAACACCCGATCTTATTAACAACCCAGCGCATTATAAAAAAGGCGGTTTTGAAGTATGGGATATAATAGAAGCCTTTGGGTTAAACTATAATATAGGTAATGTGACTAAGTATATCCTTCGTGCGGGACACAAGGGTAATAAGTTGGATGACTTAAAGAAGGCTAGAGCCTATTTAAACAGGGAGATAGAAAAAATAGAGGGTAAGAAATGAAAGAGTTGTTTAAAAAATGGTTTTGCTCTCCTCACAAGTGTATTATTTTTAGAAACTATTACTGGATAAATAAAAAAGTATGCGTTGATTGCGGGAAAGAACACCCCATAGGCGAAGCGCATTTTATAAAGCATCAGAGGTAACCATCATGGTACAGTATAGATGAAAGTGTTAGCCCTGCTCTTAGTGTTATTGCCTACACTGAGTTCGGCAGGAGAAAAAGAGTGCTTAGCAGCTATAATGGTCAGCGAAGCATCAGGAGAAAGTTTAGAAGGATTGGTAGCAGTAGCTCAGGCGAGTATAAATAGGGCAAAGGCTACTAGGCGTGCGGTGTGTAATATAAAAGGTGTTACACGTAAGAGTCCACCTGCGGATTTAGCAGAGTATTATATGGCGCTAGCCGAGTCTATTTTAAAAGGAGGCAAGTCTATTGTCGGTGCTGCGGATAGCTGGGAAAGAAGTAGAATACCAAAATACGCGGGTAAGATTACCCGTAGAATAGAACACCACACCTTTTATGTATCTAAAAGATTAAACTAGGAGAAAAGAATGAAAGTAACACTAGAAGAATATACGAACCCCTTTAGTTTAGGGAAGTACGCTGGCATTTGTTATGGGAGAGAAGGCAATGACGAGAAACGATTGGCTCACATTATTGGGGTTGGGCACTTATCTGTGCTGCGGTTTGGCAGTGCTGTATTTCGCATTGAAGGAATTAGCAGAGTATGCCTAGCCCAGCTTACAAGAAGTAAGCATTTAGATTATTTAGTACGAAGCTCTAGGTACTGTGACGAAAGCGAAGCTGAGTATATTTTGCCTGCTGCATTTGAAACCATACACCCAGAGAACCTTGAGGTTATTAATCGCCACATACAAGAAGGCGCACAACTCTATAAAGAACTGCGGGATGGGGGGTTTGCTAAACAAGACGCTAGATATATTCTACCACAAGCACAGGAAACAGAGCTCTATGTAGTGGGTAACTACCAAGCATGGGTAGATTTTATTAAACTTAGGACATCTAAATCTGCTCAACTTGAGGTGCGAGAAGTAGCCCTTAAAATCAAATTACATTTACAACATGCGGCGCCTATTATATTTGGTGAACCCGATGCCTTGGATTGAATTAAATGATGATCGTAGAATACCCACAGATGAAATAGTGTATGAGTTGTCCATTTGCTGGGAGGAATATTCACAAAATAAAAGCGATCCTGAAACTAATGAAGCGATGGCCTTTTTAGTTCAAATAGCTGCGGCTAGGATGTGCGTAGTCAATAAAAGAAATCACTTCTTAATAGTGGGGTTGATAGTCACTAATGTGTTATGGGCGCTAAATAAAATAGGGGGGCTCTAATGACCCCCGAAGGTGCTATTAAAAAAAGAGTTAAAGAAATCCTTGCTGATGCAGGTGCTTGGTACTGTATGCCTGTAGGTTCGGGCTATGGCAAATCAGCAGTGCCTGATTTTATCATTTGTCATCAAGGATTCTTTATCGCCATCGAAACAAAAGCAGGCAACAAGCAAGCCACGGCTATACAGGCTAGAGAAATAGAACGAATAAAAGCTGCGGAAGGTATAGCGTGGGTTATTAATGAAACCAATATAGCGGAGTTAAAAGAATGGATATTATCGGTGTCGACCTTGAGACCTATTACGACAAAAAGTACAGTCTCTCAAAAATAAGTACTCAAGAGTATATAGATCACCCACTCTTCGAGGTTATCGGAGTAGCAGTAAAAGTAAATGAAGCCCCTGCTGAATGGCACAGCGGGACAATGGAGGAGACTAACAAATGGTTAGCCCAGTTTGATTGGGAAAATTCTTGGGTGTATGCCCACAACACTCTATTCGATGCCACTATTTTAACGTGGAAGTTCGGTATAAAGCCCAAATTGTGGATAGACACTTTGTCTATGGCTAGGGCAGTGCATGGCACAGAAGTAGGGGGGTCACTTGCTAAACTAGCGGAGCATTACGAGTTAGGGCAGAAAGGCACTGAAGTAGTCAGTGCTATGGGGGTTAGGCGAGCAGACTTTAGCGAAGAAGAACTAGCTAAGTACGGCCAGTATTGCATAAACGATGTAGAGTTGACCCATGGACTATTCAACCACTTAGCCCTACACTTTAATAGGATTGAGATAAAGCTCATTGATATGACTATTCGTATGCACACAGAGCCTAGTTTTGTCCTAGACCTGCCTACGCTAGAGGACCACTTACACCATACCAAAAGGCGCAAAGAAGATTTACTGGCAGCTAGCGGTATGGCTAAAGAGGACTTAATGTCTAATCCTAAATTCGCTGATGTATTAAGATCGCATGGGGTAGTGCCCCCTATGAAGATAAGCCCCACAACGGGTAAGGAAACATACGCCTTCGCTAAGACTGACGAGGGTATGAAAGCATTATTAGACTATCCAGACTTTGACGTTCAAGCTATTGTTGCGGCTAGACTAGGCACTAAATCTACTATAGAAGAGACCCGCACCCAAACTTTTATAGAGATTGCTCATACAAATAGATACCTGCCTATACCGCTTAAATACTATGGCGCGGATGTATCGGGGAGGTGGAGTGGGGTATCATTTAATATGCAGAACATTCCTAGAACATCACCTATTAAATCGGCTATACAGGCTCCAGAAGGGCACGTTATAGTAGGGGCTGACTTAAGCAATATAGAGCTAAGAGTGAGTTTATATTTTTCAGGACAGCTCGATAAGCTTAAGATTATTGCTGAAGGTAAAGACCTATATAAAGACTTTGCCGCATCTGCATTTAAAATACCCTATGATGAAGTAACAAAAGATCAACGCTTTGTAGGAAAAACTAGCGTTTTAGGACTTGGATTTTCAACCGGGGCGGTTAAGTTAAGAGAGTCTATTAGGGCTATGTCAGGCACAGATATAGGTGCGGCAGAAGCAAAACGCATTGTAGACTTATACAGGGAAGATTTTAGTGAAGTTAAAAATACGTGGACTAAGGGCGGCCAAGTATTAAAAGATATGCGTGACAATGTAGCGGCAACTTTTGGTACGATTAACTTACCTGTAGCGGGCAGGAGGGGAGTGTTGTTACCGTCAGGACTCTATTTAAAATATCCTGATTTAAAAGAAATACGCACCGAGGCAGGTACGGAGTGGACGTATGCTAGCCATAGAGGCTCGCGTCGTAAGATATATTCTGGAAAAGTTGTGCAAAATACCATACAGGCTTTAGCAAGGTGTATAATGGGGGAAGCGATGGTGAGAATCACCAAGCGCTATAAGATCGCCCTAACTATCCATGATAGTTGCTATTGTGTAGTGCCTGAAGATGAAGCCCAAGAAGCCTTAGGTTTTATTATTGCGGAGCTGTGCAAAGAGCCAACATGGATGCCTGGCATGCCACTAGGCGCTGAGGGGGCATTTGGTAGGACATTAAAAGAAGCAGGATAATATGGCAAACCCCCCAGCATGGTCGTTTAGTTCAATAAAATTATTTAGTACTTGTCCTAAAAAGTATGAGTCTGAAAGAGTTACTAAGGAAGTAGGTTATCAAGAAACAGAGGCAACCCTTTATGGGGTGCAGCTACACTTAGCCGCTGAAGAATACATAAGGGACGGCAAAGAGATTGACGCTAGGTTTGCTTTTATTAAACCTTACTTAGATAATTTGAATAAAATATCGGGGGAAAAGCTATGCGAATTAAAAGTAGGAATAAAAAAGAATGATGCAGGAAGATTGGAGTACTGTGATTTTGACGATGCTTCTGTTTGGTTCAGGGGTGTGGCAGACTTGGTTATCCTTGATGGAGATAGGGCTTGGATAGTAGATTACAAATCAGGCAAAAGTGCTAAGTATGCGGATATAAAGCAGCTCGCCCTTATGGCGGCTGCGCTATTTCTAAAACACCCAGAGATTAAAAAGATAAAAACATCCTTACTGTTTGTGGTGTCTAAAGAGTTTATTAAAGAAGACTTCACAGCCGCTAACGGGCTAGACATTTTTAATACTTACAGTGAGCTATTGACTCAAAGAGAAATAGCCTATAATACAGGCGTTTTCAATCCTAAACCTAATGGGCTATGTAGGCAGTGGTGTAGCACTTTAAGCTGCTCCCATAATGGGAAGAATAAGTAATTTGCAAACCCTTGTTAATACAGACAGTGACAAGGGTGTAAATGGCGGTTATCGGGTGATTGGCCTTACAAATTCCGAGAGTGCGGGTGTGGTAATTTACATTTTTTTTCTCATCACAGGCCGCACTACCCTATATTAATTAGCGAGGTACATAATGAGCAAAGACATAAAAGAGCTTTTAGCTCTATATAATGACCCCCAAAATAGTTCTAAAGATAGAGAACATTACGCAGCTAAAGTAATGGACTTATTAAACAAAAAGGTACTAAGCAGTGACTAAAAAACGTGACTATACTCATGAACGTGCATTAGAAAAAGCAAAGCCTGGTGCCTTTGAAGCTCGGATGGAGAGGCAACGCGCTAGACGTGCCCTAGATAAAAAAGGTGTAGATCGTACAGGCAAAGACGTATGCCATGTTAAATCTTTAGCCAAAGGCGGTTCTAATAAAGACGGCACATTCCTGGCACCCGCTAAAAAGAATAGAACTTTTGCC